CCTACCAAAATAGCAACAGATTTATCTCCCACTTTAAAGTCGTGATCAGTAGTTAAAGTTATTTCATAAGTAAAATCTGATGTATCTTTAAGAACAATACTATCAACCTGATAAACAGGAGAAACATTATAGAACCACTCCTCTACCTTAAATCCAGTATCCCCAATCCCTAAAGTTTTAATTTTTACAGTGTCATTTTTTTCAAAAAGACAATTAGAATTTTCATATTCAAGATCATCAATAACTGATGTAATTCTTACTTCAATAGTTTCATCTTGATCAATAACAGATTTTCCATATGCAAATGTATTAATACCAATAGTTTCACCACTTAAAATAGTTTTTCCAATTCCACTAAGACCAAAAAATTGAGTTAAACTTTTAGATGTATATGAACTAACACCTACTGTATTATCAATATATTTAAAATATAATTCTCCTGTAGCTCCGAATCCAACAGTTGAATCTACATCAAAAACAGTTAGACCTGCACCGACTTCACCAATAATCCTTGTTCTTGGAGGAGTAATAAAAGTTCCATATGTAGAACCTTCTACTCTTGAATCTCTATTATATCCTGCATCAATACTTAATTTGTAAAATGTAGTTCCTGCACTAACATTGATAGATTCTACATGTGTTATTGGAGCATATGCTTTTTCAATATTTTCACTTTGATATGGATCTTGGAATAACGTAGATAATTCCAAGTTCATTGGATCACCATATATTGGTTCTACAACAAAATCTTTGGTAATCTTATAATTTGCATTAGATGGTGTAAAAAGAAATTCAGAAGGTCTTATAATTTTTACATTTTCATTATATAAGGATTTAAATAAAATTTCAAATCCTCTATCAGTTCCCTTACTTAAATAGAAATCTTTAGATTGTTTTATAAAAATATTTTGATCTAAATCTGATGAAAGCTTTCTATTCTCAAATCCTGGAGTAATTTGATGTTTTGTCTTAACTAAAAACTCTTTAAGGAAAAGAGAACTTAAATTTTGTATCTGATCTCCCTTACTATGCTTTGCTGCACTAGTAGATTCAAATACCAATTCTTCGGGATTAGTTGGACTTTGATAAGAAGTTATACCAACAAATCCCCTTACACATCCAGTAAATGCAAAAGTAGTTATTCCAGTATATGTAATAATTTCATCATTAATTTTTATTAATCCATAAGAATCTGGAAAACCCAAAGTTCCTGTTGGGTTCTTTTGCATATCAACTTGAATTGTCTCATTTATAACACCTACAGAAGCACCTAATCCAACATGATCAATAAGACCCACTTGTTCATCAACTTTTACATATTGATCAATATTCTCCACCAAGTCAATAGGACCACCTTGGTATTCCTGACCTTGATAATATGATTTTAAAAACTCTGATACTAACGGAAATTCATCTATAACGTACCGAGGTAGTTGATTTTGAACTATGTTATTAAATTGGATTTTTTTTGTAGACATTTTATATTCTTTCTGTTTTAGTAACCTGAACCTGAACCACCACCAGTGCCTCCACCAGTGCCTCCACCAGTGCCTGAAGTAGTAGCACCTCCACTACCACCTGTAGCAGCACCTCCACCACCTGTAGTAGAATTCCGTCCACCAGAACGAACTAGACTACCATTCGCATAACTTGATGTAGTAATGTAATTGGAACCTGAAGGATCAAGTCCAGATGCAATTTCGTCAACCACGGTTTCAAAGTTACTGTTATTAATATCTAGTTGCAAATAAAGATCCTGTAATCCAATAACATCGTTAGATTGAGGACATGCTGAAATTTCAATTATTGTTTGACCATCCTTAAGCATTCCCGATTGAACATTAATAGGATTTAAAGTAACAACTCCATTTTTATAATCAATTGTTCCAACATTTCTTTTTATAATAGTCGGAGATGTTGAATTTACTGAAGGAACTGTGAAGAAAAATAATGACCCATTTATTCTATTAGTATTAGGAAGATCACTAATATAAACATCATCTGTTATTCCTGCAATTCTAAATGCAGATGATTTAATATTATATCCACTCATTCTCTTAATATAGAATTGATTGCCAAAACCAATTGAATATTCTGCAAAAGAATTTAATACAACTCTCAAATCTCTTCTCATAATGAGTGTTGTAATGTTAGAAGTTATTGCTTCACTACTATTATCAATAATAGACAAGAATTTACTATATTTAAATCTAGCACCATACTTATTCATTTCAGATGATTCTGCATACTTGTTAGTATTGTTTTGAACAACACTAGAAACAAATGCTGCAGATTCTGCTAAATTTGAGTTATAATATATTTTTGAATCAGCTTCAAGGTAAAGATATTTCAAATCAAGTATTTCTGGAATAATTCCTGCTACTGCATATTTTTTTAACTTTAATTTTAACTGTTCTTTGACCAAATTTGGAAGAAAATCCCCAGTTTTTGGTTTTATGCTAATAAAGACCTTTCCAAATTGAGGTGGAACAACGTCTTCACCACCAAAAACAGAAATTGATTCCGTTTCTGGATAAATTTTTGCTGGAATTAACGTTTCATAGTCATTTGCAGTAATTGCTCTGTTTTGAGAGGCATAAATTCGAGGTGCAAATTTTCTAATTGACTCTACAGACTCAATTGTCTCTCCACCAGAGGCAATTATGCCAGTTGTGAGCAAAGAAATGCCAGTTGTCACATTATAAGTGCTTGCATTACGTGTATATTGAACTCTTCCTGCAAAATTAAAGGAACTTACTCCATTTGCAGCATCTCCATTAGAAGTGATGTAATTTATAGTAATAAAATTACCATCTTCTAGTGCTTTTCCAAAAATTCCATCACCAAAAAATATTTCATATCTTTCATCTTCAATTTCTTGTAAAAAATAAACTTTTGAATCAGATTTTACTTCAAAAAGGTTATCTTGCGAACTATATTTTGTTTGAGTTGCAGAAGCTTCTGTTGGATTAACAGTAACGGCAATTAAATCAGTATCAACACCAATATTAGGTAAAATAAATTTCTGATTTGGGATTCTTGCTGAATATGTGTACGTTTGTGTTAATAATGTACCCTCATATATCTCAACATCATTAAAATAAGCAATTCCATTTTGTACAGGAACGGTAATATCACTTAAAATTGAAAAAACAAAGGATTGTCCACCAAAAGTACCTGTAGATGCTGCTACTGGACCCTTTTTAAGAGTCACATTAGCAGGTGCAGGAGTAATATTGCTTGTATTGATAAAGAATGATACCGTTGCCCTTGCTGCTTGCCTTGGACGGGGTGTATAACCTATGTTTCTTGCTAATGAAACGATGTTTTTCCTTAAAGTTGCAGTATCAATGAACACCTCATTGGTGATCATGTTTGCATTATAAGAAGTAATGTAAGTATTGTATGCTAAAACATCTAAAATCGTCGAAAGATTAGACCCCTCGAAGTCATAATCAGTAAAATTCGAGTTAGATTTAAGATATTCTTGTAAAGTTGTCTTAACTTGGTCAAAATCCAAGTTAGAAAAGTTAGCTAATGGCATTTTTACCTACTTGACTGCAAAACAAATTGTAATTCTTGGGTTGGAATCTCTGCTCCAATCACATCATATACAATAATTACATCAAAACCGTTGTTATCATAATCAGGATAAGCTTTTACATCTATTAATCGCACTCTTGGTTCATATCTAGTGATAGATTCACGAAGTTCATCAACAATAACGTTAGCAGTTATTGCATCTATGTTCTCAAAAAGGGATTCGGTGATCCTTGAACCAAAAGATTCATTAAAAAATTTCTCTCCAGGTGTTGTAAAAACTATATTTCGCAAAGAACGGGCAATTGCATTCTCATTTTTAATCGCAATAAGGTCACTATTCAGTGGATTAGACTGAAAAGTCATACTAATATCTTTAAAAGCTTGACTGACCCGTTCTATTGGCACACTAATACGGCGATTATCTTTTATTTATTAAGGATTGCAAACGAATGTTTCAAATAATCATAGTTTGATCGTCATATTCAAGATCATCTTCTTCAAAATCCCCAAAAATCTCACTTTGCACTAAATCATCACGTTTTTTAGGAGTAAGATGGTCATGTGAAACCTCTCTTAGCATCTTCTTTTTGGAGTTTTCCATAATTTTAGTATGTTTTTACTATT